GAAGGAAGTGGAGCAAGAACTTCAGCAATGTCACGGGCAGCAACGTCAACAAAGTTAGCAATCATTGGACGAGACATGCCCTCTGGGAACATATCTGGGTACACGGATTCCATGTTGCCACGGCGAACAGCAGTAATATCTGCCATTCGGTAGTCACGCTCTGCGTAACGACGTGTAAGAGCTAATACCTTATTGGTTACTTGCTCGGTTGATAATGCCATTTAATTTCCTAGTATAGACCTGACAATGTTTCCATTGCCATCTCATCAAGGTTTACAATACCCTGCATAGCAACGTTTCTTCTTGTTGCCCACTTGTTATTTGCATGAGCCGTTCTGAAATTACTTTGTTGAATTAATTCTTTTGCTCTAATCTCGCAGAACCACAGTGCCATGACACAGTCAGTTGGTCCTTTAGTATCAGCCTTCCAGGTAATTAACTGGTTAACCAAAGCCTTAACGTGTTCATTAGAGTTGTCAGGAAGCTCAATAAGGTTATCCCGATTGTACTTTCCATCACGCATACTACCAAACAAGGATGACATGGCAGCTACACCGAAGTTAACATCCCACTTGTTCTTGCTGGTAAAGTGTTCCCGTAGTGCTGTACCACGGCTGGCAAGCCACATTCGCAGCTGATCATCAAGCGAGAAAGCTTTCTGATAAGCGTTGATTTCAATGCGTAGCTCTTGGGGTTTGTATTCTTCTACCCATTCCTTGATTAAGCTATCAATCTTTTGTGGCGTAGATTCAGCCATATTGTGCACGTCAAGGACATAACGTTTGTTAGTCTCTCGGTTAACTGCATAGACAACCATGGCGGTTTTACCAGACATGGCAGGGTCGAGTCCCATGATAACAAACCAAGAACCCTCTGGTTTAGGGTGACCAGGGGCATTAAAGTTTAATCTGCCCACTTTACGCATACGGTTGATTGAACCATTAACAACGGGAAGGGGGAAGATAGCATCTTCTTCGACATCTTGCTGTTGATAAACAAGTGCCCACGTGGAGGGGCTAACCTCGCTACGACGGTCAAACAGTCGCCTACCGTCCCACTTTACAAAGTGCCCGTTTTCATCGGGTGTAAGCAATTCTGGATCATCAAACTCGTCAGCCCCATCCAGCGGTCTATCAGACCTAGCCCAGAGTGTCTTCCACTTCTCAGGCTTATCGTCAAACTCAAGTACAGCTGGCATGGCTAGGTAAGTGAAAGGTGACTTACCGCCAGTCCAGTGCTCTGGATTTCTAATTTCTTTATATAGATCTATTGAAGAAACTCTAGTCCCAGCAATCAGCAGCGTTCCAGTTGAACCCACACGGGTAACTACCATCTTCTGCAACCAGTTGAGCTGCTTCTCCCATTCGTGCGCGTTTGTCGTTGAGACAATATCGTCCATGATGATTAGATCCGCACGAGTACCGTAGATCTGTTGTCCAATACCAAGAGCTTGAACCGTCGGGTCCTTCTCTCCTGATTCGCGTTCGAGATAAATTCTGTCTGCAGTCCATTGGTCTGCCGTCTCCTTGTAGCCCCCTGGGGGTCCATACACCTGTTGCATCTTAAGCCATGGCTCTTCAGTCATGCGCTGCTTCAGGGAGTATAAGAACTCCTTGGCACGGGTCTGGGTCTGGGAAATGATAACAATGCGGATATTGGGGTTAAGGGCAATTTTGTACATTGCATAGTTAACCGTCATTGTGGTTGATTTGGCGTGTTCAGGTGGCACGTTAATCAGAAGCCTACGGCGGTTACCTGGCTCGTAAGTCATCGAAGGGTGTTGCCACGTCGGGTCGTGACCCTCAAGAACGTCAATCCAGTTTTGCTGATGAGGGAATACCTCGGTGTTCAAGAACTCTCTGGAGAACGTGGCAAAATCAATTTTATGTTTATTCTCGCCTAATGAGGCGGCAATGGCATCTGATCCAAAGTTGGAAGCTTCCTCGACCTGCGCCGCGAATTCCCCATCTAGGAGCCAAGTTCTTAGGCTGGTCTTCTTCTTTCCCACAGCAGCAAGGGCGGAATCCATATCGATGCCCTGCTTGAGAAATGAAATAAACTTTCTCTGATCTTCAATTTGCCGAAGTCTGGTATGGTGTTGATCTCCAGCTTTAGCAGCCATAATAAACCTAATTATTCTCTAGTTATAATATAATACTATAAAGACTATAGCGAGACCTCGTAGAAGGTCTCGTAGTTAATAGGCAAGCCATAAGGCAGGCTTGCTTAATATTATAACCTCTACTAATACTAACCCTGTTACAGAAGACTTGTAACGCTCTGTTACCAAATTGTTACCTAAATCACATAGATTGTTATAAAGCTAAACAAATAAATAATACTAGGGGCAAACAACTAACAATAAATTATTACAGACTCTACAGTATTACTTCCGTACTAGGTTAAACACTGGGGGTCAAGTCTAAACTTTAATTACCCTTATCGCTCCGCTACATTCAGTCGCTGTCGCTCCTTCATTTCGCTCCGCTTGTCCCCCCCTACCAGCTCAGTGAGTACCTGGGGGGAGGTACTTATAACTATGGTTTAGTTTAAAGACAAAGACCTAGACTGTTTGTACTGTTGACTGTCTAATACATACAAAACTAGGGGGCTAAGTTATGTTTCAGAAAAGATGTAATTTTTATTTAGTCTTTTGAAAGGAGACTATCGTGTTACAAACTATCAATGGTTTCGACCTTCTTCTAGTCCTTGTCATCATCGGTCTGGCATACCGCGCCTTCAACCTCAATCGTGAGTGCGAGTCATACGTGCGCCAGATTGTAGAAATGTCTTGGGATCTACAAAAGGTAGCCAAGAAAGCTCAAGATCTAGAACCACCATTCTAGTCTTTAGTGACGACCACCCCGCCCTGCGTGGTGTGGTCGTTGCTATGGATTCAAATGGATCCTCAGTCACAGAACAAGGAGTATACAATGACTGATTTAAGTACGTACGGAGATGATGAGAAACTCTCAAGCATCCTCGATGTTATGAAGCAAGCGGGTCTATTTGACCGTGTTATCGCAGTCAAGTCGCTAGTAGATGACGATGACTTAGACACAGAAGACGAGGACTGGGTGGACGTACAAACCAAGTACGGTCACGACACCAGTGACTATGTCTTTGGTGACCGTTCAGAAACCAGAGCAGGCACTATCTCAATCGAGTCAGAGCCTGTATCTGGTCACGACTGGGTATCTCCAGTTCAGCACACAGGTCGCAAGATCTACGTTGTGTCAGGAGTTCAAGCAGTATGTGGACTCAAGGAAGCGGATTGTTTTGACGCTTCTTGCAGGCACGTACCAGTGCTTGAAGAACAAGACGAGGAACGTCACGAGTTCAAACAAGACTGGAACTCAATGGCTGACCGCCCAACAGAGAACTTCTTTATGGGATTGCCTGGTCTGCGCTACATAGAGAATGACCAGCAATACTTCACTCGTCTCAACACAGTGTGCAGTAAGTGCAATCTCTACACACCATCACGACTAGAACTTTGTCAGAACTGCGACAGAGTTTTAGTTTCCAAATAACAAAAGGCTTGCGCCCCTGCTTCGCGGGGGGCGCAAGCCACTCAACAGATACAGAGGAGCAAGGAATGAACAACGAACTAACAGTGACAGGTAAGTTGAAGAACATCAAGGAGTTCGATCAGTACGGCTTGATGATCGTGGGTCAGTTGACCCAGAAAGTTGGAAGCGAACGAGCAAAGTTCACTATTCCAGTAGCGTGTTTCGATGAGAGCATTGCAAGCACACTACGAGGACTACGTGAAATGCAAGACGGCAACGGCTTTACACCAGTAGTGAATATCGTAGGTGAATTAGACACCAAGTTCGATACTCGCCCAGGTGTTGAGTTGAATGATCGTCGTGCACCTTTGACACGCATCCTTATCAAGTCCGTAGAACTAGCAGAAGTCTAGTTCAATCGAGAGAGGTGTGGGGCATACGCCCTGCACCTCTCTCTCTTTCCGAAACAGTAGAGAGTTAGGCGTTTACTAAGTTGGTAGTCAATCAAGCGTTTACTAAGTGCAATCATATCTATAGCCCTGAATGTAATAGCTGTGGAGAAGACAACACTTACAGATGGATAGTCTGTGCAAGATACAAACAAGACTGTCCTGATTTTGCATGTATTAAATGTGGAGAAATAGAAATAATAACCGAGAGGAAAAGCAAGTGAGTACAACAAAAGAGATAGATCTAGGTGCACTAACTAAAGAACATTTAGATATCGTTCAAGATGTATACAAGATCATGGCATTTCTATTAGATGCTGATGCTAAGTATGATCAGTTAACAACAGAAGAACTTGAGCTAATCCATCTTGCCACTAGTCATATCAAGGTACGTGATGGTGTACTAAAATACTTTAGTGATGCACCATTCAATGTACGAGTAGACATTATGAAATCATTTACAACTATTAGCCAAGCAATGGTTGACAATGAATCAATCGGAGCAGAAACAATTGGATACACATCAATGGTATTAGCTGCGTTCTTGCTATGCCATGCAGGTATGTTAGAAGACTTTGATGAAGACCGTGATGTTGATTACGAATTAAAGTTAGTAGATGATTTGCTACATGAAGCAGAGATCTTAGGCTGCACCGCCAGTCTATTGACACTGCTTAAGATGGCACGTGATCATAACATCCCACCAAGTATCTTTTATACATCAATAGAAGCTAACTCATTCCATGTAACAACAGATCCGAACGGATCCTAAATGATTAAAACAAGCAGCGGTACTGTGTACTACACACAGAAAGAAATGACTGACAAAATCAATGAAGTCATGGAAGATGGCTACAAAATTACCAATGCTATCTATGAAAAAGCAAGAGAGATGGATTGGTGTAGCGAGTATGATGACTGGGCTTATGAAGTAAATAAAGATCTTAAGTTCTTTGAAATACCAGTTATGCGTAGAGAATATGCAGTTACATACACACTAACACGCTATCAAGAAGTAGAAGTAACAGTACAAGTAACTGCACGTGATGAAGATGATGCAGAAAATCAAGCCGATGAAGCATACTGCTTAAGCGAATTGATTGAAAAAGCAGATGAAGATGAATGGATAACAAAGAATGAAGAGATTGAACAAGTAGAAGCACAGGAGATTTAAGTGAGCATTAAAGACGAGCCGTGGTTTAACGACCCGTTTGAATGGTACGAGAAAGAAAATTATCCAGAGATTGTAGGCATAGCAGTAACAGATAAAGTTGCGCTTGATTTTCTTCAAGCACTATACCAAATCTATAAGTTACTTGAACGCAATGATAGAACAAAAGCAATGGAAGATGCTAAGCAACTAGCAATACTGCTACTAGCTAGTGCATTTGATTATGCTGAAGAAGCAATAGATGAATTAATTATTAGAGAAGTAGACGCAGTAGATATAGATGCTGCATTCGCAGAGATGATAGAGGAACAGAATGACTAGACGTAATCCATACACAGTAATCGGTACGCACTGTGAGTACGAAGTTAATACAGCACATGACCTAATGGTACAAGCTGGACTTAACTGGAAAGTTACATTAGAAAATGTATTTATAGATCCATATAGTAACTATAGATCTATTAATATAACTATACCTGATAGGTATGCAACAGTTAAGTGGGCTGATACAGGAGCTGAACCACTAGCAGTAGTAGGTTCACGTTATAAAGTACTACAAAACAGTGAGATCTTCTCATGCCTTGACGACATCGTTAGTAACAGTGATGCACGTTATGGTGCAGCAGGTGAACTTAAAGGTGGCAATGTAGTATGGGCAACCATCGAACTACCAGCTAACGTAACAGTTGGCGATGATCCACACAATGCATATGTAATTGCACGTACATCACATGATGGCAGCATGCCATTCCAGATGACACCAGTAGTTAATCGCATTGGATGTACCAATCAAATCAATGCAGCCATGATGAGTGGTAAAGCTAAGGGTATTTACTATCGTGTTAAGCATAGCCCTAACAGTAGCATCAACCCAGATGATATCAGAAAAGCATTTAAGATTATGAACGAAGACGTTCAGAAGTATGCAACAGTATCATCATACCTACGTTCAATTGAATTCAGTAACGAAGAGTTCAAGAACTTTATCAAGCGAGTGTACCCACTACCTAGCAAGATTGAGTTCTCACCATATGAGATGCTTAGTGCAGGTGAACGTACATCTAAGACAAGAACAGAACGAAACAGAGCAAGTGCATGGAACGTATGGATTGGTGAGACAGACACGCAACACAACATTAAGAACACTAAGTTCGGTGCATTCCAAGCTATCGTGGAAGCAACCGATCACTTCAGTAAAGACTATAGCAAACAAGCAAGCAAGATGATCCTTGGAACAGACATCGCAGTTAAGTCACGAGCACTACAACTATTAGGAGTAAGCAATGGGTCTTGATATGTACCTAAATGTAAGTGAAAGAATTAGTAGCCACGATTTTCATAGGGTTGATAACGTAACAAGTTATACAGAAAGTCCTAGATACACTAATGTTATTGAAGCAGCAGGTATCAAAGTAAAAGATAGTATGGGATCATCAGTATCAGTAGAGTGGACTGCTATCTATTGGCGTAAAGCTAATCAAATTCACAATTGGTTTGTAACTTACTTAGCTGATGGAGTTGATGAATGCCAGCGCATACCAGTAGGTAGAGGTGATCTAGTTATACTACATGATAAATGCAGTACATTACTTGACACCAAATCAAATGAATTAGCTATGGAATTACTACCACCAGCATCAGGATTCTTCTTTGGATCTATTGATATTGATGAGTGGTATTGGTCTGACATTGAAGAAACACATAAGCAACTAACTGAATTGCTTGATGAGATCACGGAAGAAAACAAATGGAACTATGAGATTGAGTACCAAGCATCATGGTAGATGACGATAATGTAATTGAAATTGTAGGATACAGAACAGAAGAACTAGAAGCAGATCACTTTGCTATCATGGGATACAGGGCTGACGTGTTACTAAGTCCAGATACATTAGAGTATTTACAAAAGATTAATGAAGTTGTTATGGAAGGTGAAGCTATGTGGTTTAAAAGTTTAACTACATGTAAGTATGATCCATACACAGGAGATGTGTTTGATGTTTCAGATTAATGAGAATGAAACAGCAGCATGTGATGGCATGGATGTTAACTTCTTCTATCCAGTAGGAGAAGACAATGAAGACAATGCATGGGCAAAAGATAATGTTTATCCACAGCTAAGGAAAGTCTGTGGAAACTGTGATGTCCTTGATAAGTGTAGAGACTGGGCTATCAAGCACGAAGAGTGGGGATTCTGGGGCGGTATGTCCGTCTATGAACGCCGTCAATGGAGAAAGAAATACAACATCAGACTAGAACAACCTTGGACTTCAGGGTTCTTGAAGGGAATAAAGTAATGGAATGCTGTGAACTAGACATAGAAGAACTATACAAGCAAGAAGATGAAGATGTCTGCGAGTCGTGCTATGATCGTATCGAAGCACACATTGAAGACATGATGCTTAGTAGAGCTAAAGAAGACTTCTATGATAGGAATAAAAAATACCATGATAACTATTAACGGACACGAATTACCAGCACACGTATCTTATTCAGCACTAACAACTTACCTTGACTGTGGATGGAAGTATTATCTAACACGAGTAGAAAAAGTTATTGAAGAACCAACTTGGTATCTTGCAGGTGGTAGTGCTGTACATACAGCAACAGAGATGTATGATTTAGAACAATGGAAAACAGAACGAGGAATGGTATGAACAAGTATTGGGAAGAAGCATGGACTAAACAACAAGCAGAACAGTTAGAAAAAACTGGCATTGATCAGGCAAAATGGAAAGCATCTGGTCGTGCAACTAAAGCTAATCCCAATAAAGAAGATGGTGCTTGGTGGAACGTTGAAGGTTCTAAGATGGTTGACTCGTGGATTACTTGGCGTAATGGTACGCACCCATTAAAGTTATGGACAGTCGATGGTATACCAGCCATTGAATTAGGACTTGCACCTCAATGGAATGACATACAAGTACAGATGCATGTTGATAGAGTAATGGTTAATCCTGATGGTGAACTAGTGGTATTAGACATCAAGACTGGAGTACGTACACCAACATCAGATTTACAATTAGCTTTCTATGCTGCAGGTATAGAAGAATACTTTGGCGTTCGTCCAAGGTATGGTGCATACTGGATGGCTAGAGCTGGACAAACCAGTGAGCTAATTGACCTAGACTATTTTACTAAAGATAAAGTTATTGAAATTGTTACTAAGTTTGATCAAGCTCGTAAAGCAGAGATGTTCATTCCTAACCTCAATCACTGTATAATGTGTAATGTAAAAGAACAATGCAAGTACAAAAGAAAAGGATAAAAGAAAACACTATGGAAAGTAACTACGTAGTAAACGTAAAGACAAAGGTAGGTACTATCATTACCGTACGCGGTACTGATGCTACTGAGTTTGAAGCTAACATCAACGCTCTTATTGGTAATGGTATCAATAACAGTATTGCTGCAATGGAAGAGTTGTTTCTTGGAATGCAACCCAGTCAACCCAGTAACACAGGAGTCAGTACAGTGGTTGCTGCGCTAGGTGGCACAGTAATTAATGAGACACCTATCCCAGTAGCAACACCAGCAGCAGTGTTCGCACCCGTAGCACCACCAGTAAGCAATGCAACTATTACAGCAGGCACAGCCAGCAGGTCTTGCATCCATGGTGTAATGACTAAGCGTGAAGGTGAAGGTCCTTATGGACATTACAAAGCCTACATGTGTCCAACAGCAAAGGGTACGCCTGATCAGTGCAAAGCTATCTATCTAAAGAGTAACGATCCAGATTACGCTACGTTCTAGCACACAAGTTTGGAGGGGTAGTGTAGTGGGGAAGGCTACCTACCCCTTCAATTATTATTGGAGATAAATGAAAACATTAAGCAGAGCAGTAGGTCGTCCTGACATTGGTGGTGAGCCAATGCCTACAGTATTCAGGACATTCGATGCAAACCAAATTGTATTGAGACGAGCAGAAGTAAGTATGATTGCTGGCACACCAGGTGCTGGTAAGTCTACGCTTGCTTTAGCTTTAGCATTACGTATGCAAGCACCAACGCTATACCTATCAGCGGATACTAATGCACACACTATGGCTATGCGTTTGTATTCGATGATTACAGGAGTATCACAAAGTGAAGCAGAGAAAATCATATCGGAAGACCCAGTCAATTCTAGGAATAATCTTGCTCTTGCCAGTCATATCTATTGGAGTTTTGATAGTGCCCCTAGTCTTAGTGATATCGACGATGAGGTTACCGCGATTGA